CGTGCTGGCTGGCACGCTGATGAAAGTGGCGGCAGCTACGGCAGCCATTACTGTTGGGTTGGGGGCGCTGGCAGTGGCGGTGGCTGCTGTGCTGGGACCGCTGGCGGTTATCCGGTTTGGCCTGTCCATGCTGTCAGTTAAAGCGTTACCTTCTGCAGCCGCCGCTGCCACACGTACAGGTAGCGTGCTGCGTCTGTTGATCTCTGGTCCGCTGGCTTTGCTGCGCGTGGCATTATTTGCTGTTGGTAGCCTGCTGGGGGCGCTGCTCAGTCCTGTAGGGCTGGTTGTGGCTGCACTGGCAGGCGTGGCGCTGGTTATCTGGAAATACTGGCAGCCCATTAGTGCATTTCTGGGGGGCGTGGTGGAAGGGTTCAGAGCCGCTGCTGCGCCCATCAGCGCCGCCTTTGAGCCGCTCAGACCCGTGTTTCAGTGGATTGGTGACAGGGTGCAGGCCTTGTGGGGCTGGTTCAATGATTTACTTACCCCGGTTAAATCCACTTCCGAAGAACTGAACAGCGCAGCTGCAATGGGGCGTCGGTTTGGTGAGGCGCTGGCGGAAGGTCTGAATATGGTGATGCACCCACTTGAGTCACTTAAATCCGGTGTGTCATGGCTGCTGGAAAAGCTCGGTATTGTCAGTAAGGAGGCGGCAAAGGCGAAACTACCTGCGCAGGTTACGCAGCAGCAGTCCGCCACAGTGAACAGTGACGGCAAAGTGGTGCTGCCGCCAGGCGGGTTCCCGGCTTACGCGGGGATGTACGACACGGGCGGGATCATTCCACGCGGGCAGTTTGGCATTGTCGGAGAAAATGGCCCTGAAATTGTGAACGGACCGGCAAATGTTACCAGCAGGCGGCGTACTGCTGCGCTGGCCTCTGTCGTTGCTGGCGTGATGGGGGGAGCTGCGACACCTGCAGAAGCGGCTCCGCTTCATCCGTTCAGTTTGCCTGCGAGGGCATACCAGCCCCCGCTTGCTAAGGCAGATAGCCCGCCGCCGGTTATTCGTTATGAGATAAATGCGCCCATTCATATTGTCGCTCAGCCTGGGCAGAACGCGCAGGAAATTGCCCGTGAAGTGGCACGCCAGCTTGACGAACGGGAGCGCCGGGCCAGGGCAAAAGCACGCAGCAATTTCAGCGATCAGGGGGGGTATGAATCATGATGATGGTACTGGGTTTATATGTATTTATGCTGCGCACTGTCCCTTATC